TTTCAAGGGTTGTAAGTCTAGACATAATATTATAGTACCCATAGACAAGACCACCCACAAGAACACATAACTGCACCATCCAACGGAGATTGATGCTAAAAATATAATTGTCATCAACCAAAGTACCACGATAACTTCTCGCAGTTTGGACATCACTCATGTGCTAAATCTTCAAACTGATGATGTAACCAGCACCAATTTGATCTTGTGTAAATCTTTCCATGATAGTAGTGCATATTTGAATCAGCATCCATTATCTCTATAAATACTGTATTTTGAACAGTATCCTGTGGAGTGAGTACAACACCGCCTACGCTCCACCCTTGTCCGCATCCCAGAAAACTGGTAAGCAATAGAATAGTTGTAACTCGTACTAATGTTCTCATTCTTCATCTTGCCATGCTTCTGTGGTTGCGATGTACTCTTTGCATTCTTCATTTGTATAAATTCTAAAATCATTTGGCATTGCATCCAGTTCAGTTATTGTCCAATCTCCTTTGATACATATTTCACTATCATCTGGTGATATTCTTGGTGCGAAATACAAAGGATGTCTATCTAATAAATCTTGTATAGTTGCTTCATGGTCAGTTGTGGTATCTACTACCTCTTCCATGTAAGTGTAACTTACTTCTTCTGTTGGCATACCATTTTCTAATACATGAGCATCTATCTTTTCAAGTAACTCTGCTTTGGTATCACTACTGTTGTAATCAATGCTGTGAGTGTCCATAAATGCCTGTATATCGCTCTTTAAATCATCTTCGACAGGTAACACCACCTCTACAGTTTTTGTGCCTGTACGCTCCTCCTCACGATAGGTGAATGTTTGCCAATCGTATCTACTTGTGATTCGTTTTGCTTTGTTTGTATCGCTGTTAGCGAATATGAGATAATGTGTATAATTTCCTTTCATGTTGATTCCTATGAATGTTTGCCTAATCCGTTTGTGTAATTCTTTGATACTTCATCTGCTGATAATTCTTTTGAGTAGATGCGAACCTCGTCAATTAATCCTTTAGCATAAGTTGAATCGTATTTTCCTATATGGACATCTGCACCAAGATTTTCCATCGCTACATAAGTTCCACCACCGCTTAATGTGGTTGTTACTGAACTTCCATTTAGGTATAGTTTTACTCCAGCATTGGCTGATGAACCACCTCTGCCATCATAGGTAGCACTAATATGAATCCATTGACCTTCATACGATGTTAATGCTGTATTGTATAGTGCTAATTCATAGGTACTTGCAACACTCTCATCTAATAAATAAAGACCTAATTTATCGTTACTATCTATCTCAAGCCACCATTCGCCTGTACTATTAAATATTCCTTTGTTTATAATTTTAAAATCTGTTGCATCGTCCATCTTAATCCATGCTTCAATACTAAATGGTCTATCATCAGTACCGTCTCCGAAACTCAATATTTCCGAATCTTGTACTTCTATATACTCACTTCCAAATAATCGTATGCCATTACTAATCGTAGTTGTATCTGATAGGTAGTAGCCTTGATTATCTCTGCCTTCTGTACTTCCTTCTGGGATAAGTATTGTTACTGGTGAACCAGATACAGTACCATCGTTTGAGTTTGTACTTCTATCAGTCCAAGTAGTGTTTCCATCATTACGCCAGTATCCTACAAGGCTATCAGAATTATCGTAGTTACCAGAATCAGATGTAGGTAGTAAAGGCACACCAGAGTTATAAAGTTGAGTCACAGCATCGGCATCAATGGCAACATCCCAGATAGCCACATCGTTAATCAGTCCGTTAAATGGTCTATATACATTTGTAGTAGCACCATAAGAACCAAATCTTAATTGCTGTGGAGAAGGAACATTGTTATTAAGCCATGTAAGGCTATTTGTTCCTATACTTGAACCATCTAAATATATAGTTGAACCAGAACTCGTAGATACAACTACAAGATGATGCCATGTATTTAGACTTATTGATGAGTCAGTAGACCAATATCTTTGAGCACCATCAAAGTAATAATACTGTATTTTATTATTAGTGCTATCTAATTGAATACCCCAATAGATTGTGTCATAACCAATTAAAGTATCTTTTTCAAAATTAGAAATACCATTAGCAGTAATAGAACTGCAATTAAACCACATTGATACTGTTTTTGGCATATTCCATTGACTACTATCTGGTATGTTTACTGTATCATTACTTCCATCAAATATCATCGGAGTGTTAGAGCGTACCAAACTTGCTTGGTAGCCATATTCCTGACCAGTTGTCCAAGTTGCTCCAGATATGGTTCCATGATTCTGGTTGCCACTACCATCGTAGATATAACTGCCAGAACCTTCTTGCATTGGTAGGTCTAACTTTAGATTCGATGCAGATACTCCAGTAGGTAATACTGTTTCTGGTTTGGTGTATAGTTCTCGTACTTGAGATTCTGTAAGAGCAGTATTGAATACTTTTATAGATGACAACTTACCATCCATTTCTTGCGAACCAGTTACCCAAGCACCAACTCTTGCACTTGTTCCATTTTTAATTACACTTGCTGTACTTGCTCCACCATCATTATAAGATTGTGCAACATAATAACCATTTACATATAATTTTATTTCACCATCACCACTCTTATCCCAAGTAGCACATAAATGATACCATTCGCCACTATTTAGAGCATCTGTTGCAATTTTTCTATTTCTCGTACTATCTGTTTCTCTGTAAGATGCAGTAAGTTTACCAGTATTATATCCCATAAAAAATTCTGCATCGGTTGTAATTATTACATCACTTCCAGTATCATCATGCAATGCCCAAGCACTCATTGTAAAAGCAGATTCACCATTCATAAAATCTGGTTTTGATAAGGTTACATAATCATTTGTACCGTCAAATGACAATGCCCTTCCAGAGTACACCTCGCCAAAGTTACTTGGATCAGTTGAACTAGTAGCCGCCTTATCTTGAATACGAGGTTTAAATGGTGATTCTCCAGAGTAAGAATCAGAGTTTAATGTAGCACCATTATTCGTTCCATCGTTTGAGCCTTGTTTATCTAATACATCGCCTTGTAAATCGTACCAAGATACAAGGTTGGTTAGTTCTGTACCTTTTAATTCTGAATGACTACCTCTCCAGTAGATAGATTCTACCTCACTTGCGGATAACTCCCTGTTCCATATACCTACGTTTGCTATCGAGCCATTAAAATATGTATCTGGTGATGAGTCTCCATGCCTACCTATTGATAATACAGGAGAACCACCTAAACTTGGAAAATCAACACTATCTGTATCTGTGCCTAATAAAGAACCATTTGCATATATTTTTCTTTCTGTAGCAGATGTAAAAACAACAGATACATGATGCCAGTCGCCATCTGCATATCCAGAACCATAAGTAGTTGTATCCGCACTACCACCTTTAATAATAATTGCTTGTAATGAACCACTACTAATGCCAACTGATATAAAATTTAAACTGCTTAAACTATTGTAAATACCTAATACTGATTGATTTGATGAACTTGATGTTTTAAACCACGATGAAAATGTTACTGGATAACTTGTGATACCTACATCACCACAATCAATATAATCATTAGTACCATCAAAGGATGTACTACCATTTAATAGGAAACCTGGTTCTATATCTCTAAAATTAAAGAATGCTTTTAACTCATCCCATGTGAGTCCAAGTGTCTCTTTCCATCGTTTCATTAATGATCCACTCGTTCCCCATAGATTTCTCAATCTAGTATTTAAACTCGTACCACCTTCACCATAAGCGTAGTCTCTCCATAAGGTGTTGATGGATTTCCCGGTTGCTCCCTGTTGAACTAAAAAATCTTTTAAATTGCTATTAAGACTACCACCAGTATCATCATTATCGTAGTATTCTTTTGCTTTGCTATTTATTGAATCTGCCATATTTCTCCAGAGTTAGGGAGGGAACCGAAATTCCCTCCCCTATTATCATTAAGATACTTTCGTATGAACCTCTACACCATAACCATCAATGATTTCTGTAACTCCCCAGAAACCAGAACCGATGATGTTATCTCGTAAGAATGAACCTTCACGATATACTTCTACTCTCATCATGTCTCCAGCATATCCCATGCCTAATGCACCAGATACAAAGACTCCACCTTTTACAGCATTAGATGCTACTGTAAACTCTGGTGATGAATGTATGTCTATACCAGCGATTCTTGATACAAAACCACTTCTTGCACCTTCATCCTGTATCCCAGCACCAGCAAATTGAGTGGCTGTTACTAGGTCATTATGAACACCATAGGTTCCCCAGATTTGTCTAGGATCGAGAACTGCATGAGGTTGCCCCATTGCAGAGTTTTGCTTGAGGCTTGAAAGAGCATCAAACAAGTTATCTACTGATAAGGCGGAATCACTAGCACCAACAGCATTTGAGAAATTATCGAATTGACTTGTGATCAATTCATCTGCCTTACTTGCTAGTGCATTTCCAATTAGTTCACCAACATTAGATGCGACATTATCAGCATTTGATAACATTGCTTCATCATAAATTGGAACCATCACAGAATACATATCAAGAGTTGCAGTTTTCTTTTCTGTATCTAGTTGGGTTGATGGTGTCACAGTACCTTCTGCTGTTGCTACAACATCTGCACTTGTTAAGGTGTTACTTCCACTATTGTATGCAATGAAAGTTATTTGATCTGCCTTTGGCTCTCCTTTTAGAGTTACCAATGGTACAGCTACGTTTGCTTCAGAGAACTTAATTAATGCCTCGGATTCGATTACTTCAAGTAATCCACCAGCAAAGTTCCCACTATCTCCAGCGGCCATTTTATATTATCCTTTTTTCCCAAATATTGCATCCCATCTATCTTGCGAGATATGAGTAAACGTACTCCTCAAGTCCTTGCAAAGAGGTGCTTTCTCTTGTCCAACACAAATCCTAAATCCATCTTCGTATGGTATTTCTTCACCATTTGAAACATAGATATGCTCACCATCTTTCGATATGGCAGATGCTACACTTCCAGTATCCATCCCAGTAGTAGGATTGTGATTAATTGAATCTAGAGCTAAACGCTTCTTTGATTTTGGCATAACTTGATTTGTCCAATTTACCACTCGCAACATCTCTTGCGGCTTCAGTCAAAGAATTGTATCCTTGATAGCCAGAGGCAGTTGAGTTGTCAACACTTGGAACATTAGTTTGTTTATTAATTAATTTATTATGAACTACCTTCACTTGAGCGTAGTTCATTCCTTTAAAAGCATCCTTCTCTTCATCAGAGAAATCAGCTAACATCTTCTCGATCTCTGCATTCTCTCTATCCTTATAGGATTGAAGTTCTGGAGTGATAGAATCGTATTTTGCTTTCGTTTCTTCGTACAACATTTTCCACTCTTCATTTTCAGCTAATTGTGCTTGTCTATCCTCTTCCAACTTTTTCTCAAGTTCTGCAACACGAGATTCTGCTTTTTGCAATCGTTCTTTCTTCTGCATTACTTCTCGCAGTAAATCACTATCTTGATTGCTAGATGGTGATTCATTCTGGCTTTCAGTAGCCACCTCTTGTACGCTATCTTGTACTGTTTCTTTGCTCATGTCCGAGCCTCCCTATTTACCTATTTTAAGGTTGATTGGCTTTCTAGTAGCCTCCCTAGCATTCTTATTGATATGCTTATCAACCTCGTTTAATATAAATCTTTCAACACCTTTAGGTACTGGTCTTACATTACTTGTTACTGTTCTACCCATATCAGCATTCCATTCAATCTTTTGTGCATTTGCACCTGACCAACCAATTACCACTTTATCTTTTGTAAATCCTCTGGTTTGTAGATTCCTCATCATATCACCAGTTAGTTGTAGATCAACCTTTGTTGATGTAGATGATTGTCTCTTAAACTTACCAGATGCCTTTCTTGCCTTGTAACTTGTCGAATATGGCTGGAACTTTCTTCCTTCGACATCTTTACCACCTTTCGTAGTATGCACTCGTATTCGGTCTGCTGATTCATCACCAACAAACTTCCAGAATTGTTTGGTAAAGGTTGGTATATCTTGTAGTTCTTTAGCCATCTAACTTTTGTTTTAATTGTTGTTGAGGTGTTAATGGTTCTCTTTTAAATCCACCTTTATCATCTATGAATTTTTCTGCTTTACTTGGATCGGTTAATTTCCTCGATACTGATGTTTCTCTTGCCCATCTATGTCTACAGTTAAATCCACCACCATCTACAAATGCACCGGGATACTGTGAATCAATATCATCTCTTGTCATACTTCCACTTGCCATCATCTTTAAACATATATCTCTGGTTCTATCATCTATTACGCCTTGATAGACATAAGTAGCATCTTCTGGATCGAAGGCCGACATCTGTGCAGTTACGTTACGTTCAAATGTATTCAATGCTGTATTGGCTAATGTTTCAGCCTCATATCTTTCAAAGCCTACATCAATCATACTTTGTGCTATCTCTCTCTCGGTCTTACCACCTATAATACCTTTCACAGCCTCATCAATGACCTTTTCACCCATTAAACTAATTTGATTTCTAAATGTAGCCTCATCTAATCGTACCAATGCTTGTAGTGTTTCTTCTGTTACTTGCCCGGTTGCCTCCATTCCAAGTAGTACACCTTCATACGATGCGATGTATTGATTCAGATCATTCTGCATACCAATCTGATTAAAGATATAATCATCAACATCAAGCGTGGAAATGAGAGAGATAAACTCATCTCTTGTGAGAGATTGCTTGAGATCAAGTATATCTTCTACCATTTGTGCTTGGGCTTTCTGCAAAGCCTGTGCGAATTGCTGTGCTATTTGATCTTTATCCACGCTGTAATGCCGAAATCAATGGAGATGTAGGTGCTTGTGGCTCCTCTACCTCCGGTTCTAATTCTTCTAATCTTTGCTCTAGTTCTTCATCAGTTATATCTTTGTTGAACTCTCTGTATAATTCTTTCTTGCTCATTAAGCCATTATCCAACATGAACTGCAATCTATCTTTCTGTACAGGCCATTCTTCTGGGTAATCTGATTCGGAGAAATCAACTGCAAAGGATTCATCTAATACCTTTCCTGTATGAACCTCAATCAATCTGCGATCAATCATATATCGTTCTTCTTCAAAGTCTTGGAACATAGGTATATCTGATTCTCTTGATTCTAGGTTCTCCATATTTAGAATCTTTAATGCTTGTCCACTTGGTATTTGACCTTGCTCACCCCATCGTATTGATAGAGCATGATTTTGACCAGTAACATTCAATAATTCTTTTATACCAGCTATCATTTGATTGATGTTCGAGGGAGGTGCTACGAATGACATATTACTGCCCTCTGGTAATGATATTAATCTATCTACTCCCCATTTGAGGTTGGGTACTTCTTGATCAATCCCGGTAATTACTGGTGATCCCATTTGATACCTTGTAGCCAACATCACTTCAGTAAATGCGATAGAAGAATGAAGAGCCGCCATAGTAACATCCATAGCATCATAAGGAAACATGATACGAGAGATAGGGTTAAGTTGATATGGATTCACCATTTCAGAATTACCTTGTATCGGATATATGCGACCATTAATATCATATAAGAAGTGCATTCCCGGTTCGCCATCTCTAGCCTCACTCCAGAATACAAACTCCCTATCACCTTTGGCATTCTTACCACGCTCATACGAGTACCCATAAGGCTCCATCTCACCTTCGTAATAATACTCTCTAACATTAGGGAGGATGTGGTATTCGATCTTTTGCTTTCTTTCGTTCCATACTGACTTGATATGGATCGTACCTAATAGCCAAGCCAACTCACTTGCGATGCGAGATGATGAGTTTAGATGATGAGTATAGGTTAGATATTCCTCTGCTAACTCACCACCTACGAATCTTTTGGCTGGAGCCTTGTACAACATCATCCTTGCTCTTGAAAACCTTGATACAATCTTACCTAATGGTAATGGCGGTATCTGGCTCAATGATGTACCGGGGAAGTAGTCTTTCACATAATCTTCAATATCACGATTATAATAAAAATCTAATCCCATTTGCCTACGCTTGTATTCTTCTTTTAGTACAATATCTTCAGCATTCTTAATGCTCTCAAATACTGCTTTGCTCCCCAAGTCTGGTATCGTTACCATGTCATAATATTTCATTACCACTCCACCGATGTTGGGATTCTGCTAATAATAGGATGTCTATAAGCGATATAATAACTACAAGCATCAAACATATGAGTTAATGCTATATCGCTCTTATCTATCTTACCATCTCTACTTCTTTGTACTTGTTCTAAATCTTTTATTAAGTGAACACACTTTGGATCAACTGTCATCCTAACTCTACCCTTTGCATCTTTCAGCATTCTATTTAAAGCATTCAATCTATCAATCACAGGAGGATTTGCTTTCTTGGCTATAACATGAAAACCATGATCTTTTAGAATCATGTGATCTGAACGATTTGATGTAGTTGACCTGGCTGATCCAGCACTATCTGGATATACAGGAGCATTCGGTGCTATCTTCTTCATCTCTCTAGCCATCTCTTCTGTATTACTGTTTGTTAATCTTATTTCATCAAAATAGTGTATTGTTCCATCTGTATATTCACAAGCTAATACCGAACTCATCCAATCAACATTCATGTCCATTCCCCAGAATAGATTGTTCGATAGTTGTTCTGCTTTCTTCACATGGATATTGCGATCAAAGTTATAGGCGGCTCTGTTTCCTGTTGTCTCAAAGGATGCAAGGAACTCTGTTTTAAATGCCCTCTCATCCATCATGCTCTTGGCTTTCTCTATCTCTTCTTGTGGTACATAGCCACCATCTACTGTTGTATATTGCCAACTCATCCAGTCTTTGTCCTTACCTTGTCCTCTTAAAAAAGCATCATATAAATGATCATATCCATTTGGTGTACCAATAAAGAAAGCCTCACCATTCGTAGTTGTTAACATAGGATAGATGATTTCATCCCATACATGAGGTTTGATGTAACTATACTCTTCCATAACAACCATATCTAGACCAGCACCTCGAAGATTGTTTTCTTGTTCTGCACCTCTAATTGCAATCTCTGATTCATTTGGTAGTTTGATAGTAAGTTCTGATTCATTGATCTGGCAGTCATATTCTCTAAACAGTTGCCTCATTAACTTCCAAGTGGTTGCCTTTCCTTGCCTGTAGGTTGGTGTAATTATCCATCGCCTTTCTCCAGATTTGATTTCTTTTGTTAACAACCAAATCAAAGATAGATGAGATTTCCCAAATCTTCTTCCAGCTACCAAAACCTTTCGCTTGGCTGGATGATTGATAATCTCTCTTCGTTTTGAATCTATATTCCAATTATCCAAATACTCTCTTCATCAAACTTTTGGGAACCTTCTTACCAGCTTTGTATAACCTTTGCATCCTTGCCAAATCCCTACCTCTTTGTGATCGTTTGCTCCCTTTAACGCCAGAGAGGTATTTCTTTGGTACACTCTTAAATCTTTTATCTTTTGCAGTTCTACGAACCTTCATCGCCTTCTACGCTTTCTTTCCATTCTTGCTAAATCAGCATCATGTTTAATTCTTTTTCTACCTTTGGCAATCTTAATAAATGAATTAACTCTTGCACTTGCCCAGCTAGATGGAGTCATTCCCGGTCTTGTACCACTACTGACAGCGGCTCCCAATCCTCTTCTGTAAACCTTTACAAGTGATGATGGTAGTATCTTGTTCTTTCTTGCTAATGCTCCGAGTCTCTTCCTAGTTGCTACTGTTATCTTTGCCATTAATCAATGCTTAAAATTTTAATAGGTTCGGTCTTATGTGATATTTCTCTTGTTTCTTTCGCCTTACCTTCTGCTCTATCTGATAGATACGATACTGCACTCATTGAACCATTCATCGCCATGCTTAATACTCTGCGAACCATCTTCTCTTTCTTTGTAAGTCCTGTTTCATCTTCCTCATCCCAAACCTTCTTGATAATATCTGCTAATGCTCCACGTCTACCATTAGGATTTCCAGATTGTCCTTTCTTCCACATGGTATCTGGTTTGTGGCCTTTCTTGAATTGACCATTGAGCCTTCTGTTTTCCTTCTGTTTACTCATAATCAACTAATGCCATTACCAATGCTTTATTAAGTTTATCAAGCAGTTCTTTGACCTTATTGGAGTCAATCTCAAAAACATCGAATTCCAAACGCCAGTTGTGAGTGGTCTTGAGGTTCTTAATACCAACAAGTTCAACATTTAATGTAGTACCTTCTGTTTTCATAAGTTTAGTTGCCCGGACAACAAGTTCAATTCCTGTCTATCGCCTTCAATTTCAATCTATAATCTGTCGTTTTCTCTGCGAGTGAGGCTTGAACGTGCCTCTATAAATACAAGGATTCCACTACAAAATCCTAGTTTATTGTTTTATAAGTGATTATTTATATTGAATATGTATATACTACAAATGTTTGGACATTGGATTCAGCATATCATTATCTATTTCATACAAATCTGATTTGACTTTGATTGCTGTTCCATCTCTTCTGATTCGTATTGATCCTTGTTTGTGGAATACTCTGCGATTCTTGAATTGCTCTTGTGTTACCCATCCACAGATAGTGAGTATTGAATCAGTCTTGTTTATCGAGCAGAATAGATAAATATCTGTATTGTATCCATCTTGAGCGGCTAGGAAGTTGTTGGTGTATCCAGTTCTTACTGGCCCTTTCCTTCCCATTGTCTTAACATCTATTCGTTTTCCTTTGAGGCAAAGATCAACTCCGCCATCAAAGCCATCTTCTCCACTAGCCATAGGTTGATCATAATAATCACAGATAACATTTTGACCAAGTATTCCAGTATATTGTTCCTCTTGATTTCCATCTGCATATCCTCTTTTGCCAAAGTTGTATTTTTTAACTTCATTCCATGATTTGATTTTTATCCAATGCTTGATTGGAATATCTATCATAATTCAAATTCCATTTGTAGAAGTTTATCCATAGCACGATCATAGTATGTTTCTACTGAATATGCTTTGATTCCAAAATTGTCCGCTATTTGTTGAAAGTCTCTTATGCCCAGATCATAGTAAGCATCGAATACTTCATTCTCTCTTTTGCTGAAATTATGTACTGATCTTCTACCTACAAGGAATGCGATCATTTCTCGTTTTTTTATTTCTCTTTCTGATTTCATTCTTTCGTATTCGTTTTCTTGCTTTCCGCACATTTCGCAAGGTTTGATATGTGGCCTCATACTTTATCCTATTTGTTGATTATATATTTTTGCATTTCTATCATATTCTTTTTGTAGATGAAATTGTATCTCTTCAATAATTGCACATTTTTCATCAGGTTCTAATTTTTCAAAGTCTTTAAAATATTTAATAAAGAATTGATCTTTAGGGAAATAAGCCTCTTTATCAAAAACTGCTCTAAATAAGCCTTTCATTCTTTAACCTTCTCGATTAGTTCTGTGATTATTAAAAAACTCATTCCGATAGCAAGTACCCAAAAGAATACTCCGATACCCAGTATAAGTACATTTGCTACCCATTCAGCTATGTCGAACATTATCATACTACATCTCCCTTTCATTTAAAAAATCACATATACCTTTTTCTGAAAATTCTATTTCATGTTCATAAATAGGACCATCTTCTATACGAGGTATTTTTTCATTATATAATAATTCTGTAAAATATATAGCCTTTTCTTTGCTTGGAAACCATCTAAATTTTGTTCCAGGTATTTCTACACAATATAATGGTAATATAAATCCCTTTTTTTTCATTTTATACGTCCATCATATTCATCACTATATTTCTCTAAATCCTTAACTCTTTCGATAGTTATTGCTTTCCAGCTTTTATCTTTATCGTTATAAATATCTCCAGATGTCAATACTACTTCATCATTTAGATCCCACCCTTCATGTTTCCAAACTTCAGCTGGAAGATTTATATGTCCTCCAGATACGTTTTTAAGTTGATAGGTTTTTTCTTTTTTCATGTTTCACTCCCTTATTTTAAGTCTTACCAATTCTTAACACAAAGAGCAGTAGTCGCTTTCTAGAATAATAGCTCTGACTTCACGGACTTTCACCGAGATACTGCTCTCTGCATTAATTATTTGCCTCACTTGGTAGCCAACCATTTCATTACAATCTCTACCTTGCGGATTATCGAGCATTGCTTTCATCCTCTTTCGATATAAATTCTATGAAAAAGGTTGTGAGGCAATTATGGAACCATCCTGTAATTGTTTTGCAATCTATTCGAGTTTTTACGATCCCGGATACTAGCTGTTTTACAATTACCACATCTTAATATCGGATATTTATATGCTGTTGTCATGTGAACTGATGATGTTGTTTCTAAATCAGTTGATGTACATACAGGACATACATTATCATCTAACAATATTCCGAGATTTGGATGATTTCTAATAAATGGTCTTATTTCTAAATATAACTGCTCTAATCCAATTACATCATGCTTATTGTAACTCATCATCTTATCTAGTGCATCCGGGATTCCAGCCTCGCAATCTTCCCATAGCTTATGATTTGTTTCTAGTTTGTTTTGCAGTTTAAAGTATTTAGTTAAGAAATCTTGTTTGTATGATGGTGCGAAAAATGCTTTTCTACTTACCTTCAATGTATCAATCACTTTGAATGGTGTTGGAGGTGCTAGTCCTTGAGATTTGAATCTCCAGTTTAATTTTCTTAAATCAAACCTTTCTACATTATGACCAATTACAATTTCTGCTTGGTCTAATAGATTCCAGATTGATTTCAATATCCTGGTATCATCTCGATCTAATGATTCTTGTGGTGTTACTATATCGCCTTGAGTATTTTTATCATAGAGCCATTTAGCCGCCCAGCTTAAACAGTATTGATGTTTGGTAATTTGATGATGCCCTATATATTGTTTATAGGTTCCCCAGCCTACAAAATGATAAAAGCTAGTCTCTATATCCATTAGTAATATCTTTGGGAAATCGCTGTACTCTTCTTCAAATCTAGCCTTGAATTGTCTGTCGCATTGCCTACATACATATCTTTGTGCAACTGGTTTGTGTTTAGTATATGAGAATCCTTTTTTGGCTACTACTCCACTTCCGCAATGTGGGCATTCCATTATCTACCTCCGCAACTTGGACATTGTTTTACTTGCTTACCATAAGAAGGGAAATCTTCATAATACAGATAGGTACTAAAGGTTCCTCTGGCCTTATGGCTTTGATGACTTTTTGTTCGATCCATCTCCCAGCATCTATTGCAATCACAGCAATATTTAATATTTCTATCAGCCTGTTTAGAATCGCAGTTAGATTCAACTCTCTTCTTGTATTTATCTTCTCTAATATTACCCCATTCCCAAACGTCCATAAATCTCCTCCATGTTTTTAATTTCCTTACTCTTATCAATCTTTGGATCATCTGGGAGTAATTCAACTCCACAACAATCACTTGATTGTCTTAACTGAAATTCACTAGGTAGTAATTTACCACCACACTTCATACACCAAGCCTTGTACAATCCAGATGGTGTCTTTTGAAATACTTTCTTTGATGGCTTTGGTTTTGCTGGTTGCAAATCGTCAATCTCATCATTCCAACATTCTTGATTTAACCAAGTAGTAGGATGTTTGATATATGCTTTATCTCGCCCCTCCCACAACTTCTTCTGTTTGGTCAATGCTGACATGATGGTAGTATGATCTGTTTTCTTCATTGCTGACCTATAAGAACTTTCTGCTTTTGAACGACCTACCTTCTTATCATATAGGTTCCAAAATTCTTCAAATTGATCTATATATATATTTATTGTATTTCTTTTGTTATTGTTTAGTGTTCGCTCGTTGTTCACTTTTTGATAGTCGCCCCAATTAACTATTGATATTATGCGACATACGCTGTTCATTTGTTGTTCGATTTGTGAGTCATTTTCAAACAGTTTTAATATCCTTTGAACCTTGCTTTCATTGATTTTCAATTCCTTTGAAATCTTCTTTCTACCAGTAATCAACTGACCAGATGTCAATGTAACTTTCTTTGATCCTACTAACACTTGATAGTCCTGATGAGTAGCATTTAGCAATAAATACATCCAAACAGCTAGATGATCATTAGATTTCATCACTACAGGATTATCTAGTATTTTACGATGTAGCTTAATGTATCCGTTGCTCATAATAGTGATATTTGCTGTTCATCTTTTTTTCTTATTATACCCATAGCAATATCTAAAATAACCTTTCCTGCCTCATAATCAACTAAATTTCTAGCCATTTTTTGTTTACTTTGCTTACCTTTATATTTATTAAAATCATAATCATGGAAAACCGAAAGAGCATCAACTATATTTGGAGTTCTAGATAAATCTGGATTTTTTCTTTTTGTTAAAACAGTAGGGAGTAAAAAATTAGTCCAATAATAATGTCTTCCTCTTTTTTGAGGTCTTATTAATGGTTCATAATAACTAATAACATTTTCAACACAATACTTTCCATTAAAAAAAGTATCCAAAAATATGATCTCTTGATATAATGCCATATCTGGATATTTCATTTTCCTTGAATTTTTCATTGAAAATTGAATAGTGCTATGAGTTGGACATGGCGGAGATGACCATATAAAATCGAATTCTTTGTAATGGTCTAATAGATACTGGTGAGCATCTTCTACAATTACTTTATCATTTGGGAATCTTTCTTGATAAAGTTTAGCAGCTTCTTCATCCCATTCAACAGCGGTAATATCATGTTCATCTCCCCATTTATAACGATTACCACCTAAACAAGCATATAGATTAAGTATTTTCATTTTCTAACATCAACTTTAATTCATTATAAAAATCATCATTTAACATTCGAGATCGCTTTACAATTATATTTCTTCTTTGTGTTAATTCTCTAAATTTTTTAGAGCCTAATCTTTCACGAATAAAATCCAAATGATCTGCTGGATTACTACCCAGAAAGCGATGGCATCCATAACATAGAGCCACCGCATTATCTGGATCAAAACGTACTGAATATCTACCTCTCCCATAGTAATGTGAACAATGCAATCCCATTCGCTTATTAGGCTCATCCGGGTTGTAATATTTCTTGCATCTCTGACAAGTCCACTTATCCCTTGTTCTTATATATTCAGAGAATATCTTATCGTATTTAGTACGCTTAATAGCCATCAGAATGGTAGATCGGCATCGCCATTGATGACATAATCAACCCATACACCAATTTCATCCATCGTTTGTTTGTTGAGTTCCTTACCCATCTTAAACGCCTCTACTGCGAATCCATGTCTAACCTTCCCGGCGGCTATGGCATCCCAATCTGGCTTATCTGATGTTGGTGTAGATACTGCACCATTTACAGGCTCAACATTGTACATAGACTTCTCACCCATATCTACATGAGAAATTTTCACTTTTGCACCTTTACTATAATTAACCAATTTATCGTTGGCTACTTTAGATGCAAAAAATGCTTTCTCTGTACCATTATGATTAACACCATAAAGATACCATTCACCATTTGCATTGGTTCCTGTTTTTGGTTGATCAAAAGATAAAGTAACTACAACACTTTGACCTTTTGGTATAACTAGCTTATTATCCATTATACGCTCCTTATTAGTTGAAAAATAACATTTAAACATAATGCCCAAATCAATATCATTCCATATTTTTCAATATAGAAAAACATTGTTCCAAGCCATAACTCTAACTTGTCAATCATCATAAACTCCATTGTTAAAATCTTCAATAAAAACTTCTGTAATATCTTCCTCATTATATACATCCTCCACATGAATGATTTGAGGGAGACGTTCTTTGACTCTGCGGAGTTCATTACGAATATCTGCCGCTAGTGACAATGGAGAATCACCAGCACAACAGAGCATCCTAAAGGATACCTCTCCCTCATATTGAATTTCAGCATGATACCTCATATCGTGAGGTACATAATTAGTCACAGATTCCAGGTTCGCTTGTTTCTGTGATGGCATATTGTTTTTTGACATCTTTTAAATCCTTTAATAATTCTTTAGTATCTTCTTTCTTTTGTTCATTAGCACATATCTTTCCAAAGACATCAATGGCCTCAATTAAAAGATTGTACTCTTCTTTATTGACTGTTATGCGAATATTGTTCATTCATGTCCTCCATACAGGTATTGCAATAATATGTTTTATCACTTTCACAACTTATACAAATTTTATCTATTTTTGAATCTCTTTCGATTAGTCTATTCATCTCATTATAAGTATAGCCAATTAAATCCTCTATCTTGCTTGATAAAGCCTTTAATTCGCCAAGAATCTCCGCTTTTCCTAGATCATCGAGGTTAAGTTCAGTGTGCTGATAAAACGATTGAATTTGAACGTATATGTTTTTGAGAGCCACAGTTTCCTGTGACTCCCAACTCATACCACTAATTAACATTCTAGTTTTCAAGTCTTGCATTGCTTATCCCCTATTCACTTTATAATCAATTTTGAACTTTAAACACTCTTGCTCACGTTCTACATTATCACTATGCCTTGATATGTTTGTTAGGCTATGCTCTACCACCTCAACCCCACCTTCAATGTTCCAACTAAAAGAATATGAATTTTCTTTTTTATGCTTATCCATCAACAAGCAAGTGACAAGGCTATCCATTGAACTATTATATAAATCACTTGTGCTTATTATAATTGTTTCTTTCATCTTACTTACCTCCCTTCAAAAAGTCTAAATCTTCTAATATTGCATCTAATTTGAATCCTAGAACATTTCCCATAGGTCTTTTAAGACCATTAGCTTTTTCTCTCTTTGTTATTTCACTTCTAACGTCAGAAATAATATTCACCGCTTTTATTAGTTCTCTCTCCATATTTTTGGTAACTATTTTCATCTTACTTACCTCCTATATCCTGTTGCCAATAAATTTAAATAATTCATCAACAAGCATACCATCTTCATCAAAACCATCTACACCATATTGATCCAAGTGTATAGTACTATCAAAAGAGAAACGACCATTTCTAAACTCTAGACAAACATTAATTTGATCTTTGATCCATTTGTTTAAAATAGACCTTACCTTTCTTTTTCCTAGTCCTTTTAAAATAAGTTCATTCATTTGATTCTCATCCTTTTGACACGAGGGAGCAAATTGGGATGAGACAATTTCGCCCTGATGGGCTGATGCTCCCTCTATTGTGTCTAAATGTTTGTTATTTAATTGTCTCATCGTTGTAAGTATAAGCAATTATTTTGATATGTCAAAGAAAAAAAGCCGATAAATAAATACCGGCTTTGTAGACAGGAATTAGGAGAGTTGTTCTCTCAAGGTGAAGGATGCAGAATATCGTTCAAATGCTACTTCAGCAAATTGAATTGGGGAATCCAATCTCACATAGTGAAATGGCCCAGTAGTACCATCCTCCGAATAGATGAATTTTTTATAGTTCTGAACAGATTGCTCAAAGGTTTGTAGGTTGTCTTTGAAGGTTTGTGATATATTACTAAAGTTAAAAGAGAATGTAGATTTGGGTTCATGTTTCTTTGTAGCGTACTCAACACCACCTATGGAAGTTTGAACATCCGCACCAAATATTTCTTGCTCACCGATCCCTACGTCTGGTTGTACTTCAAAGGCTAATTTACTCCCTATTATAAACTCTGTGAGATTTGCAATATCACCACTCGTAGATGCTAAATGATAATTTGTAGCAGAACCAGAGGCAAACTCTCCAACAGTCCAACCAGCAGAGAATGTACTTGTTAAGCCTTTCACAGCAACATAGTTATTTGGTGTATCTTCTTTATATAATGACAGGTCATCTGTTTCTGTTGCAGAAAAATAAACAGCTAGGAAATCAACAGTTTTAGGAGATGGGAATGTAATTTTTAAAGCATCAGCATTATTGAAATCAGATACTGCTGTTGCAATAGATTGATCCACTAATCTACCTTCATTTGTCATACTTGCGGAATCACTCCATGATGATCCAGAGAATGTACCATCATTTATTGTTGCCTCTAATAATCCAACCGAATCATAATAAAATGTTTTAGCCATCTATACCTCGTTCACTATCACTCCAATGGAGCCTAGTTTTCTATTAATTTGTGTTACAATAAAATCTTTACCACTAAAAGAACTGCCGAAAGGATTTGTTCCAACATCTCCAAATGCTACAAAATCACCAACATCTATATTGTAGAAATCTTGATTCACTATTGAAAATGATACAATCAACTTTTGAGAAAATATATTATCAAAATAGGTATAGTAATCATCATTGACATTACTTGATGGCGTGGCGGCTGGAGCAGATACCAAAGCATTTAATCGTACAGTTCTTTTCTTTTCATTGGTCCCTATATTATAATCAGATATATTGCTTGAATTGGTAGCCTCTACCTTACTTATATATCCCTTATTCTTTACTGGATGCTTTTCATATTCAATATCCATTGAAGTTACCACATCATCAAATGGTGTTAGTTGTATATCTAAATCAATAATATCATCTTTTGTAAATGTATGATCGGTAGTAATGCTATCCGGGATATATACATAAGTGAAATTACCTTGCCCATTAAATCTTCCAATGAATCCACCATTTTGTTGTAATTCAACTAGGCAATCATTTAACTGCTTTGGTTCGGTTATCCAGTATCTTAATTCCCAATCTTTCACAGTAGATATATCTGTACCAGTATCCCAGTTGATCGGATCATAAGCAGAATTGTATGGTACATTGTTTCCATCTGTAAAATTTCCAAATCTTTGCATTAAGTCTCTGTGAGCATAAACAATATTTGTAATTAGTGCATTACCTCCCCAAGAATCAATATCATTTAATCCATCAGCACCACAGTATAATTCATCAATATCATCTAATATCTTATAACTATTTGATTTTTTATCTTGATCTGAATAATCTAGTTTTGATCTTACTTCAATTACAACATCAGCTAATCGCAAAAATCCACCAAGATTTCCATCAAGAGTATCAGAAGGATTTGGTTTTACAGCTTTCATAGTTAAAATTATTTCTTCACCCCAACCATTGCTACTAGCAAGAAATTCACTTGCACTATTATTCCCATTGCTAAAATAAGCAAATGATGAAGTATCCAAAGTACCACCAAGAGTAACATTAAAATCGCTTACTGTTGATGAATCAGTAATTGAGTAATATCCTAATATATCCGATGCTCCAAAAGACTCATCAATTAATTGTATTCTAATCTCGCCAGTTGTTCCAAAAGTTGGTGTAATCTTTACTGATCCAGAAAATACTAGATGGATACTAATAGCATCTGCAACTCCTGTTAATTGTGGCATCTTAAATTTTATAGATGCTGAATCGTTATCTGTAAAATTTCCTTGTAATGCACATTGTGTATAAGTTGAGGTATCTATATAATCTTGGTCAAAAGCATTATCATTAGATGACCATAAGAAATTTGTAGAAGTTTGAGATTCAGTTCTTTCTAATGGCTTTACAAATTGGCCTTTTAATAATGATTGATTATTCTTTACTGCATATTCTGTGCTACTGGAAGTAGGGAAAGGTTCATTGTCAGCATCAACAGTTGAACTATTTGTTGGATGATTTGCAATAGGTATAAATGAATCAACTGATTTCTCGTAGAAATGAGGATAAGCATTTTGGCTTATTGATTTCAATCCTGTTAATGAAAATACTGTATCACCTCTTCTTTGTTCCACTGGGATCGGATATAATGTTTTCCTCTTCCTAAACTCATCTATATTGGCTGTACTTCCAAAAGACAATGCTACACTTTGAGAATCATTAGCACTAGCATTGGCTCTATAATCACCATAAGCGATTGGGAAATAGTTGTTTTTATCTGTTTTAACTTGAGGCACTTCTATACCTTCAAAGGGATCATGTGCAACTATTTCCAAAGTAATAGTATCTTGATTATGTCCAAAGTTGACTAACCTACCAGAATATATCTGTAAACAATTATGGAGATATGGATTATCATTAAGCTGAACAAATACTTTGCAAACTCTGTTAATATACTTTCTAGTACCTCCAAATATTTCTTCACTAAATGGAGTACCATTATAATCAAAGTTGGCTATCTCTAATGATATATTAGATGTTTTACTTGTTGAATTTTTTAAATCTATTGATTCCCTTATACTTGGTTGAGATAAGATTGCACCATGCGAAAATCTATCATCTATGGTTGTATCTGAAAATGATATAGGTGTAAAACTATTATTGAAAAATCTTTCTGTTGTTGATGATTGTGCTGGTGAATTAGCGATACCATTTAATGATCTTTGTACTGTTAATACATCAGATACAATGTTTGTTACTTTGATTAGTTCTCCAGTTGTAAAAACTGAAGTACCAATAGTATTCATACGATAATAATTACCAACAGTAAACAATGTTCCATCCTGTACATCTATTTCTGTTTCAGTAGTATTTACATCCTCATCTAATTGATTGGCTGTACCAACCATATCAAATCCATCATCATACCCTAGACAAAATATCCAATTCTCATTGGTTGATGATCTTACGAATCCACTATATCCGCTTGGGAATGTTAGGCTCAAGAATACCTCACAGCTTTTTGAATTTCTGGAATTAATGTATCTCGTACAAATTCCCTAGTACCTAATATATTACCTCGAAGATTGATCGTAACTCCTTGAGGGCCATTGATATTTGGCGATGATAATGGTGTAACTTGCACTCTTTCTCTTCCTCCCGGATTATCACCTACCATGATCATTTGTGGCCCAGAAGTAATAAAGTCTCCACCAGTTGCAAATTTTTCCATTTTTGCCATTGTGTTTTCTATTTCAATTATGTTTGCCATGCCAGCCGCAAATATGGCGGCACTTGTTGCAAATCCAAACAAACCACCTTGAGCAAATGCTTTATTCATACCAGCAAACATATCTATTGTCGCCGCCGCTTGAGCAAGTCTTGCACTTACTTTTGTACTACCTTTAGCCTCTTCATTTAATTTAGAAAAAGCACTTAACATTCTTCCTGTACTTTTATCAGTTGCATCTGCTAGTTTATGTCTTAATTCTACAAGTTTACCTTCAAGTTCTATTTCTTTCTTTTTGTTATTAGTAATATTAAGATTTTGTCTAATTTGCTCTTTTATACTTTCAAGATGTGTTTCAGATATATCTATTTGATCTTGAATTGATAAAACACCATCTGCCAATAGTTCATTTCTTAATGATAAAATATCTGTTTCTGTGGCAAATATCGTTGTATTTGATTGAGTTACAGTATTTAATTCCTCTAATTTCTTTTTCGCCTCTTCAATTTGTTTATTGTATTCAAGATATGCTTGTCTTGCTGGTGAAATTCCTTGATCCATTAGAATTCTCATTTCTTCTCTTTGATCTTCTAATGTTTTAATAAAATTTTCTAATTGCTCTGATGTTTGATCAGATATTAAATCTGTTTGCCCGGCTTGAATAAAGGATGTCATTGCTCTAGTTACTTTAATAATTGTTGGAGCAAGTATTTCACCCATTGATTCGGCTAAATCTCCGACAGCCATATTCATTTGTTGAATGCTACCGGTCATTGTTTCGGATTGCTCTTTTCCCTGACCTCTCATTAATTCAGCTACTACTTTAACGGCCTCACCTTGTTGTAATTGTTCGGTAGTTAATTGCCTTAATTGAGGTACTAACTCACCTAACTCGCCTTGTAATCCGCTAAATGTTTTAGATAAATTTCTAACTGCACTATCGAGAGATATTCCAGTAGCCGCCGCCAAATCTATAGATGCTGGAATGATCGTTTTGATTTGATCTTCTGTAAATTTTAATGATGCTAAAAATGCTTGTTGAACAATTATCTGCTCATCTCCAAACATAGATACTTTTTGCAATGCACTTGCTTGATCTAATAATGCTTGCGATGTTCTACCTAAAGCAACTTCTAATTTCTTTTCTGCCATTTCTTGTTCTGAAAAAGCATTGATCAAACCTTTTGCTCCAAAATAAGCGGCTGATGCTATACCAACAGCCTTTCCCATTTTAGATATAGCACCATTTAATCCAGATAATTCTTCTTTGCTTTTTTTAGCACCTTTAGTGCTAATGTCTATATTAACTTTTTGAGTTGCCATTCTTCTCTGCTTTATGTTTTAAGGCTGATGCCATTTCAGTTTTAATAATATTAAACATTGATAATTTGTGAGCATCTGTTTCATCTAAAGTTTTACCCAAAGGAATGTGGTATTCTGTGATATAATGATACTCATTGATTAATGTATAATATTTATCATCGATGATATAACTAGGATTAGCAAATAAGGGAACAAGATAATATAATTGCTGACCGATACTATACTTATGATCTGATTTTGCAATCTCATGTATTTCTTCCCAGATGTCATTAACTGTATTAAAATCCCTAACCTTTTTCGAGATAGGGGATTGAGCCGAATAAGGGAGCGTATATTGGTTGTGAGGTTGAGTATCGAATACCCAACACCACACAGTTAGACTCAATCCCCATCTACTTTTTTTGATTCATCAGATAGTTCAAGATATTGCATCATACATTCAGTTAATAACTTGAGTTGAATATCATAATCATATTTCTTCATGTCAGATTCTGGATCAGAAAATGCTATTTCAGCTACGCTACCCAATAAGGAATTAAAATCCTTTTGCTTAACATTATCTGTACCATTACGATATACATCTGCAAATTCACCTTTCAATTCAAGTTTCTGTTTGTATTTAATATCTCGAACTAATACCTCAAGATCATCAACTTTTACTTTCATGCTACGCTCCCTATTCTATTAGCAACCTACTTCAATCAATGCTGTGCCTGATCCTTCACCAGCACCTAATGCCTTCACAGATACATCTAACATCATCAAATTCGCCTCATTAAATGATACATCTGTAATAATGCTACTAGCCATCTTGAATCCAAAATTAGCATCTGCGATAGTTGCACTTGGGTTCATTAAGGTTACACCTTGAGATGCTCCAGTAGTTTGATTGTTAAATGTTTCAAACAATCCTGTGAAGTTGTCATCATATAGAACTGTGAATGATGCTGTTGCACTAGCCTCACCGGCTCTAGTTGCTTGTTCAAATCCTGTTGATGTTAATCCTACGAATTGAACATCATTGATAAGTTCCAAACTAAATGATGATAATACAGATTCAGCAATTCCAGCTATTGATCTATGAGTACCAGTTGCCCAACCACTCATAAAATAGTTATTCTGTGCTATTGCTGTATCGGTTGTTATTGATGTATTAGTTAAATCAGCAACAAGCGATCCCGTTTTAAAGGTTGCAGAGAATTTGATTCTTGAACCTTCTGTATTTGCATCACCATTAAGCGTAAGATTGGTACAAAAGCAATCCTTAAACGCCATATCTTTATTTGTTGCTGGTGATTTGTAAACAATGCTTAATAATTGTTGATCTGTTAGCGATGATGATGATGATGTTAATGTACTGGTTGATATATTACTTGCCATCGCATAGGGAACTGACGCAGTCCCAGTCAGGTTTGAAAGTAATAAATCAAGTCCAGCAGTTGTTGCTGTTCCAGATACACTTATTTCTTTGATTGAGCCTCTGACATCTTGAAAGAAATCGGTTGCTTGTAGAACTCTGCTACCAGAGCGAACATCTAATACTTGAGTAACACCCAAAGTAGGTGAACCAATCGAATCAACATCAAGAGCGATGTATGGATTACCACCTTCTGCATTGAGTGTTCCCCAAGCCGCTTGTTCTGCTACAAGAAACTGAAACTCTTTTGGATCAAAAGCATTACCAGCTATTGCCATTATTTATCTCCTTTGGGTTTTTTTACTTCACTCACCAATTCTTTTGCTGATGGATGTATTTTATCTACATCAACACTTTTACCAGAATTGATTTCATCTATTAAAGTTTGATCGTACCCGGTCTTTCTAAAACATAGACCAATGGGAACTTTGATTTTTTTATCTTTTAATTTTATTTTCATGCCGCCTCGAATATGGTTACTGTTAAATTAATATTGGCTCTAAACTTCGCCTCTTCTTCATCCTTCTCATAAGTGATTGATTCTACTCTACCACCGAAATAATCTGTGCCATCTCTACTATTGTTATCTGGTGCAAATAATCTTTTAATATGTTCAGCGATGTTGGATACTTGTTTAAAGTGTTTTGCATTCATCATACCACCAACATTCAATTCATATTCGAGTAATATACTTACATCTCTTTGCTGACCATTTGCGAATATCTCAACCAATGTATCTTCTACCGGGATGATGACAATACTAGATGCACCTTTATGATCATCCAAATAGACAGGAACTTTTAATTCATTTCCTAATGTCTTTCGTAGGTTAGTTATAACCTTATCGTAAATATTATTTGTGTAATCAATCGGCATTATAATCTACCAACAAATCCATATTTAACTGGCTGAACTCTTGTACTTACTTCTGGATTACATTCTAATTCGAATTCATCGTTTGTAGAGTATACACCTTCGGAGGCTAATATCTCCATACCATTTGATACAGAATCCCAATTCCCGGTAAGGAACTCACCATCTATATCCTTTACTAACTTCAAGCCTCTATCATCACCAGAGAATACATCATAAGTAATAGTGCTTTGTGATCCATAGGTAAGTGTACCTCCGCTTGTTATCTTTATTTTTAAGCGATCCCATGTGAATGGTCTACCTCTTACATCTAATATCCTTCCTGTTGAACTAGCATCTAAACTTATCTCTCTAATGATACCAGCAAGTTTTTGAGGTGTTTCATCTTGTTCTAATATATATTGACCAGAGCGAACCTTATCTAAATCTCCAGTTCCTTCATCATTAGTTACTCTAGCCTTTAATTCATTAGCCTTGTTTATGTCATAAGGTGCAATGAGATAATAACAAGCGAGTGTAGCTGTATTCAGAACAATAATCTCCGGGAAAGCATTACCCATTGCTGAATCTTTTTGCTTATAGATCGGAACTCCTACCATTGATCGAACCATATCACTCGCTCTTTTTATTGAATTACTGATATGAGTAGCGAAATCTGTACCAGCTTCAACTATAGAACTATTAAGTGTATTATGGCTACCACCATGATTATATAACTCTAGAAGATCGGTTGCACTATTATATTTGTATTCATTATCTGCATTCGGTGTATCTGTAACAACTGTCATCTCTTGGCCATCTACATATAGTTGATCTACTGTACCAGAATCATAGAGATAAAATAGGTGCGATGTTCCAGATGCAACCCAATTTGAGTTTAATATTCTTTTACTATCGTATTGATCTATCTCTGGGACCACAAATCGTAGATCATCTGCTTCACAATATTGAAATTCACTCATACATAAAATCCTTGATGTTTATATCCAGAAGTTCAAACTCTGCATTCTGGAGCCTGTTAATTATTTCTGCAACCTTATTAATTGTTTTACCATTCGCATCAATCAAATCATATATCTTGATCTCTTTGGCTAATTGTATTGATTTGTCAATGTTCTCAAATGATAACTCATTGGCGTATTCATTGTTCAATGCTTTTTCTAATCTTGTTTTCATCGCTTTCTCGGTTTATGTGGACACTTATTCATATTATCTATAAAATTATTATTCTTTGCAATACCACATCTCAATCCATTTTTGTCCTTACCACAAAAAGGACATTTCTTATCTTTGATTGGACAATATAAAAACATTAATCAATCAACTCGAAGTGGACAAGATCATCGAATCCATTATCTTTTGTTGTCCTTTGTTCCTTACCACTCATCACATCTTTATCGAGGCTTGGAGATGACCAATCGCCACCCCATCGTACATTGACTCCCATTTGTGTTGCAATACCTAAAACAAAGCCACCTAGATAATGGAAATCATCCCTAGCATCCCAATCTATCGGATATGGCGAAATATCAACTGCTTTACCTTGTGTATGTTTGCTATACCTGGCTTTGCTTAATCCTTTGGCAACCAGTTCATCTTGTCGTTCTTGAGTTCTCAATCCTTCAATAACAGTTATATCGTAATATTTAATCACCTCATTCAAGACATTAACCAGTTTAGAATCAACACCTTTTAATCGTTCTCTACTTCTTCTACCGAATTTTGGCATTATCCAAGCCTCCTAATTACAGATTCCGCCCATGTTCTACCGGGATTACCTCCCCATAAATCCCAAGCGATGGCGGCTCTACTATTATTATCGTTCCTCCTGTTCCTTCTTTCGGCTGGTGTATCATGTCTAGCAAAGAATGATACCATCCTTCGGATCGTTGCGATAGGTAAGTTTTGACCATTACTTAATGATCTTGCCCTTGCAACACCAACACTTGTACCACCTCTTCTTGATGGAGGCAGTTCCCTACGCCTTTCTAACGCTCTACGAGCCTTATTCTGGACACTTTTAGGAGGAACTGGCACTTACTTACGCCTCTTTGGTTTTGTCATCTTTTTACGCTTTTTTGGTCTACCAACTTTTGATCCGTATGTTCCTTTTCCTTTTGGCATTATAAACCTAACCTTTTTAGTAATACACCTTTGATTATTTTCCACAAAGCCTCTAGAATGGCTTTCTCCGTTTTCTCCGAGATAATAGGTATATCTATTGCAGAATTTAATTCAGCTATAATCTCATCTTTTGTTTTATCTGATAATAATTCATCAGCTATCATTTTCATTAACATTACATTAACCTCATTACTGTATTCACGATTATTGGAAATGTAATCAAAGCAATTCCTCCCCAAACTTGCATTTTTGCAATATCTGTTTCATGCCTATCAACTTTTCCATTCAATTTATCTAAATGCTTTTCAATCCTACCTAATCCAGTATAGATATTCTTTAAACGCTCATCATGTTTTACAAGGATGCCATATAACTCTTTATTGTCCATCTTCACTCCCGGTAATACTGTGGAATCTTCCACCATTTTTAGGTAACTGCTTTTTGATTACCATCGTTTTCAAACTCTCATTTGGTACTGCCATTTTTATATTCCACCTTCCTTCGTGATCTTTCATATAAAATACTGTTTTTCTTATTCCCATTCTTACAATCCGGGCTGGTCTTTCATCTGGGCCAAGATAGACCACATCATCAGCATTGAGGTCATTACCAAGAAATACCATAAGACCTTCGTAGACATTAAGAATGAGTCCTTTAAAGATAGATATGCCCAAATATGCAAAAGCAACCCATACAGCTTTTCCGAATAATTGTTCTGCAATGTGTTGAAATTCATTATGATTCATTTCCGTTTCTTTTTTGCGAATGGGTTGATGTTGAACTCTTTTTCATAGAATGAAATTTTACTTTCCAATTCTGATCTCTTCCGCTCTTCTTCCAAGCTGTGCTTATCAAATAAACTCCGAATCTGGCTATCTGCTTCCACCAATTCGTTTTCAAGGGTTGTAAGTCTAGACATAATATTATAGTACCCATAGACAAGACCACCCACAAGAACACATAACTGCACCATCCAACGGAGATTGATGCTAAAAATATAATTGTCATCAACCAAAG